CATCGGTTTTGCGCTGCAGATTTCCAGTAATTGGATGTGCGTTAAATCCCAGTGCAATATCGCTGAAGAAATTTGCCTTTGGTTCTGCCATTTATCTATCCGTTTTTTAAATTTTGTATTTCTGCTCTACGTTCTTTACAAAGTTTTGCTATCTCAGCAAGTGCCTTTCGAGCACGTGTTCCTGCTGATTTGTTACCACTAGCAAACTTCTCGCTTTCAAAAGTGTACGTTTCAAATAAATTTACTATAGAATCATGAATATCCATAAAAAATCCTTGACTTCAATTCGCCTTCGCGTTATAATAAGGATGTCCCCTTTAAAGAGAGAACAGTTAGTTTAGTCTATTTATACTACCCACCAGCAAAAGTATTAGGTGATCCTGAAGCAGATGCATTCGGAACCCAACTTTGGTGACCACCTGTCGCATCACCCTGTCTATGTACACCAATACCGTTTATAATAACTGTAGAACTACCACCCACCGCAGGGTCACCACAAGATGTTAAATCACCAATACGAACTGCAGCAGCACCATTTACGAACACATTGGGTGAACCAGTTGCATATGATGTTTTGTGGAACGGATTAGGAGTAGGACTTGCGTGTCCTATATGAGTATCTAATCCGACTCTTGTAATTGCTGGCATAATCGTTTATGGGTTTAAATTAATATTTGGTCCACCGACAATGGTAATATCACCGCCAGCAGTAGTGTTCTGTGTCTTTGCAAAAGTTTCAGTTACCGTTCCTTGAACAGTTTCTGTTTTATTTCCGTCCACCTTTATATCCCAGTTGCCTTTGATGTAAGTGGTGCAGTTCTGATCAATCGTTAGATTGCAGTTGCCCTTTATGTTTACATCATTGCCTTTAGCAACAATCGTATAGTTTTCTCCAACCACACGAGTCACTTTAGTTCCATCAGGTTGAACCTCATAGAATGTACCACTCTTATGATACTCGTGTATGCGCTCGTTGCCTGATGTATCATCAAACTCTTTGATATGACCTGACTCAGTTTCCCTTACATGATTGTAAGGATACGTTGCGTTATATGCTGAAGCAGGTTCACTCCAAGTTTCGCCAGTAGCAGTAGAAACACTCGTTGTTCTTCCAATTTCTTTACTAGCAAGCACATCATGAGGTTTATCACTATCGTTTCTTGATAGACGGTTTACATCAGGTTCATCAATCACCTGTGGATACTTTCCGTTGGGATCATAGAATCCTTCCTGAGTATTTGCCAACTCGGAAGGAATAGTGGCAAGTGTTCCCATAACAACAGGTTCTTGCGCACGATCACCATCTAAAAAGAATCCTATGACCCAAGCACCTTCAACTAATCCTGTCGGTGATGTTCCGATGTTGTTAGTTTGTGCTGAGTTAATGCTATTCATCGGCATCGCCCAAGGAAGTTTATCCGTTGGGATTTGTCCCTTGTCTTCAGTATGCCAACCAAAGCATCGTACACGCAATCGTCCAAGTTTTACAGGATCATTTCTATCCTCTATAACTCCAACAAACCACGTGAAACCTTTTCTACCAATAAACTCACGCATATTTACTCAGCGTCATCCTCTGGGATTTGATTTTCTGGTTCTACAACCTCTTGTAAAAACGCAGGTCTAATAGTAGATTCTGTTACCGTAGCAGTTCTGCGTGTTCGCTTTGGTTTTGGTGCTTCGTTAGTTACGATTTCTGCAAGCATTTGTTTTGCTCTTTTTGAATCTGGTAATGGCATTTCTTTCTCCTTTAGTCTTCTTTTATACCATCTCTGGTACATTCTATTACAGTTACATAATCAACACCTGTTTTCGCCCCAGTAAGTTTTTGGCGAACTTTAGTGATTAAATATTTTCCACTGAGATATTTATCGTACTCATCTAACCTTACTTCATCACCAATTGTACGATAAAACATCAGTTCGATCACCTGACCAATAATTATTGTATCACTTCCTGGAACTATTACTTCCATTACAACATTAAATATAGATCTTTTGTAACTATCAGTAATTGGTTTGGTTTGATCTGTTCTTTTTGGTAGATGATTTTCTACGGACAACAACTTATCAGATTCATGACCTTTTCTACTAGTTCCTAAAGAAACTACAGGCGATCCATCTGATCCACCTAAAATTTTATTTTGAATAAACTTAAACTTGTCAGAATACTTATCATAGTCAAATGTTGAAATGTTTGCTTTTCTTCGATGAATATCAATATCTATTGATTTACTTTTATACATTCCAGAGTTTGTATTTTGTAATATATTATTTTGTTTGACTACATTATACGATATAATTTTAAATGTGTCATCAAAGTTTTGCGCAGAGTCATTCTGTCTATCGTTAATTGCATCTCTTTCTAGTGCATCAGTTTTTGTGGGCAAATGATGATAAGTTGCAGCGATAGGTTGTGATATCAAATTAGAGATATTTCTAAAATTAAATCCATTTGCATCTTCATAGAAAGTATAAAATGGTATATGGTCGTTAGAGTCTGATTCACTAGATAAAAAATCTATCGCATCATCTATCACCATATTTGGTATGACATATTGAAACTGCCCACTTGTCTCATCAAATATACCTTCTTTTGTTTTAGTATAATTTGTTATTTTAGAAAGTTCTCTATAGAAAGTTTTAGCAGAATCATTATAGATAAATTCAGAATTTATTTTTTGCACCATGTCTTTGATAGATGACGGTCCATACGATCGACTAATCTTTTCTGGAATCGTCTGATATCTTTCAAAACTGACGCAATTCATAATATATGCTTCTTTAAATTCAGATATCCTTTGCTTATCTGTAATTTCATAGACAAAGAAAACATGACGAATAAATTCTGGTTGTGGTGAAGTTTCTGGACCAACTTTATTTCTAAATGATATTTCTACTATCTCTGTGCCAGAACATCCCTGCGCAAAAAGGTTGAAAGAGTCATTCATCACAAAATCTGCTTCGATATAGTGATTAAATAAGTCTTGGTATATGTTGGTTTCAGCAACAAGTTCTGATATATCAATAACCTGTTGATTAGAAAGTATCAGTGTTGCAGATTCTACCTCAACATCGCCAGCATGTCTATATCCATCAGATGCCATCTTTTAGAATACCTTGTACCTGTTTTCGCACTTCTGAGACATATCTTGGTTTTAATATTTTTATTTCTGCTTTCTTATCATTTAGTTCTTCTTCATAGTCATACTTTGATATTGATTCTCTTACAGATTCACCTAATGTATTGTATGTTGTTAAATCTATAGTGACTGTCCTTTTTCCAATAATAGTTCCATCAAACTTAACTGATTTTTCAGTTAACACCTTGCGATACTCATGAACAGTGCCTTGTGCGCTTGATATACTGCCATATTTACCTATGATGTAATCGTCAAACTCTTTGTTAAATAGTGGCCATCCAAATATTGGATCATCAATCTCGTTAAATAATAAAATTAACCAAGCATAACTGGGATCGTCATAAAACTTATCTGCTACGATGTCAGGTCTTTCGCCTGCTTGTATAGAGTATTCATTATAGGCACGTGTATCTGTAAACAAAGAACTTTTTACTTTGAACCTTCTAATAATATTAGTAAGATCAACCGTCTGACCAATATTAGTTAGATCATGTTGAACTGTAGGAAAATATGAAAAGTAATTGCTCATTGATTAATCTCCTATAGAAAAAAAGATCTATTGACATCATTTAATATAGCTTCTTCACGTTGCTCTTCTTCCGTTTGAATACCCAACAGTCCATCAAATTTCTTCTCTGGTTCAATGTCAGGATCTCTTTCCACTTCATAGTCTTCAGCATAATCACGTTTTGTAAATATTTTAGTCTCTTGAAATGACATTGAAATATCAATAGAAACTGGACCACCAACATCTTCAAAAAACAATGGCATACCTTCTCCATTATAATTAACAGTCATATCTGTCATTACGCAATCTTTAAGATTAAATAACCAATCTTTTCTATTTTGTGAAAACTCTATTCTAAACTCATCTGGATATTTAAATGCAAAGTTTCCAGCAAAATAATCTGGATGCATATGATAGTTTAGTTTTTTGATTATGTCACGCAGTTGATTAGATTCTTGTTGATTTCTAGCAACAAATTTATATTGGAATGCAAATGTTCTTAATCCAACTCCCTTAAACAGAACTGCAAGATGTGGATTTACCGCAAGTCCTGCTTTTAGTCCTAATGACTCAGCTACTGTTGCACCAGCCGCAGCACCAGCAAGACCACCAGCTGCCAATCCACCAAGTCCTAATTTCTTACCTATGTTTGAAGCAGCAAAAGACGCTAAACCTACTACACCAATAGCAGATGCTGATTGCGTGTCAGAACCAGTATTAAGTCCTACACCATCAAGTACATCAGAAGCACCATTCATAAGGGCAGAGCCAACATCATCTAATGCTCCTGCGGTGTTAAGTCTACCTGCTCCCAATGCGCCTAGCATCCCAAGACCCTTGTTTTCGTACTCCGTTTTAGAAGCAACTGATAGATTCGCAGGGATTGGAAAAATAAAAACACGTCCAACTGACTTGCCTTCTTCAACCTCAAACTTATCTCCACGAGATTTTTCTAATACTTGAAGCATCATATAGTTTTGATTGGTAACTTCTTGGGGGAAAAGGTAATAGAAAGATCCATCCCCCACTCTACCTGCGCGTTTTATTGCTGCGGACATTTATACACCTTTGTAATAAATAGGTTTTTGTGTCAACTATTTATACAGATTGTATGAAATACCATCAAGGTAGATTTAAACCAAAGTTTCCTGAGAAATATAAAGGCGATCCAACCAATATTATATATCGCAGTTCTTGGGAACTAAATGTGTGTTCATACTTTGATAAGAATCCAGACATAATATGGTGGGGTAGTGAAGAATTTGCCATACCCTATCGATCTCCTATCGACGGCAAAAAACATCGATACTTTCCAGACTTCATTGTTAAGACCAGCAAAGGTGAGATAGTTGTATTTGAAGTAAAACCTGCAGCACAGTCTCGTCCTCCAGAGAAAAAGAGTCGTGTTACAAAGAAATACATTAACGAGGTGACCACTTGGGGAGTTAATCAAGCAAAGTGGGAAGCAGCAGTTCGTTATTGTAAAGATAGAAACTGGAAATTTCAGGTATTAACTGAAGAACAACTATTTGGCAAGAAGGCTAAATAGTAATATGGCAACCTTATTCGACGACATATTAACAAGAGGACTTCGTGCTGGGCAAACACCTGCTCGAAGTCAAGAAGCACGCGATTGGTTCAGAAGAGCCGCTAAACGAACGACAGGTGCAAATCCTGATAAGATATTGTCGAACGCTGACGATAAAGATATGAGATCATCGCCAGCGGTGGGTAAAATGTATCATTTTTTCTATGATCCGAAAGGCAAGAAAACACTACCATACTATGACAGGTTTCCTTTGATTTTTATGGTTGGTCCAGCATCAGGTGGTTTCTATGGTATAAACTTACATTATCTGCCGCCAGTGTTCAGAGCAAAGTTGATGGATAATCTTTATAGTATTGTATCAAATAAAAAATACGACAAAACAACTACACTTAGATTGTCATATGAAGTATTACAAGGTGCATCAAAGTATAGATTATTTAAACCAACATTCAAACATTACCTTGCTTCAAATGTTAGATCTAGATTTTATCACGTTCCAGCAACCGAATGGGATATAGCACTAATGCTACCAACGCAGAGATTTGAAAAGGCAAGCACACAAAGAGTTTATAGAGACTCAAGAAGGGCACTATAATGGCATTCAACATAAGAAAAATGATTAGTGATGGACTTAAAAGTGGAGTTGCTAAGACTTCTCACTTTGAAGTTTTGATTAGTCCACCATCTGCACTTAATTTAGATCCAGAGGAAATAAGAAATCTAACATATAGAGCAGATAGTGTTGAAATTCCTGGTCGAACAGCAATGACAATAGATCAAAGATTCTCCATGAATGGTCCAGTTAATAAAGTTCCTTATGCTGCAGTGCATTCAGATGTAACGATTACATTTTTATTAAGTGCAAATATGGGCGAAAAAGTATTTTTTGAAAAGTGGATGCAAAGTATGATAGATACAACTCCACAAGGATTTGGTGGATCGTTCAATGTAAAATATTTTGATAATTATAAATCAAATGTTTATATAAGGCAGTTTGATGACACAGGAAAATTAAGAACTACAATAGAACTTGTTGATTCATATCCTATTATTATGAATGGTGTACAAATGGGTTGGGGTGACGACAGTCTCGCTAAACTTTCATTGCAGTTTGCGCATCGTTATTATAATATAACAACACACGTAGAACCTATTGCGGAAAGTGAAGAAATCGTTGTTGATCCACGCGATCCAAATAAACCTGTACTGATTGGAATAGACCAAACAGAAGCATCAACCCTTAGCCCATCAGATAGAGTGTTTGCAGGATTAGCATCTGGGCAATCTAGACAATAAAAATAATTTAATTATGGAGATTGAGAATGTTACCTACATTATCTGTACCTGAATTTAAGACTAAATTACCATCTACAAATAAAAATATAAAATATAGACCGTTTTTAGTAAAAGAAGAAAAGATACTTTTAATTGCATTAGAAGATGGTGAAAAAGAAACAATTATCGGTGCGGTTAAAGATTTATTAAAAAATTGTATATTGACTAAAGGTATTGATGTAGACAAACTATCAACATTTGATGTCGAATGGTTGTTTATGCAGATAAGATCGAAGTCGGTGGGTGAGCAAATAGAAATGACTCTCAGTCACAATAGTGATAATGAATGCAAAGCAAAAACAAAATATGTATTTGACATTGAAGATTTATCAATTACTGGTAGTGTGAGTGATGGTAAGATTGAATTGGGTGATAGCATCGGAATCAAACTAACATATCCGACTTATAGCGATGAGAAGATAATGGAAAGAACTGCTTCAAATTTAT